GCCAAACTGGATTTCGTCCACTTCAGTGTTTGCCCAGTCCAACCGCAGTGCCTTATCTGTAGCCCCATTGGCCCGCACCAACGCCGGAACCGAATCCGACGCCAGTAGGCCGCCATGAGCAGCGAGATTCTGGATATCATTGGACGCGATCTCTCGCGCCGTGGTGATATCCAAGTTGATCGTGCCTGTCTTCAGCGAGGTCGAAAGGTGCTCCGCATCAATGGACCCATCCACATACTGATCCGAGTCTACCGAGTTGGCAGACATATGGGCCAAATCAATGGAGCCGTCCACATACTGGTCCGAGTCTACCGAGTTGGCAGACATATGGGCCAAATCAATGGAGCCGTCTACATAGTGATCGCTGTCAATCGACTCGTCAGCGATGTCCGCACCTCCCAGCAACCCCTGGGGATAGGGCTTGATGGTCGCCGTGGTTGCAGAACTCAGCAGCCCCACGGCCTGCGAAATGGTTCCTGCCGAGTCGTCATAGGACCCAGCCGTATCGGAACGGTACAGCCAAGAACCAGTGGTTCCCCCCGTGAACCCCGTTACGACAGCCTCGCTGTAAGCGGGGATTTGATCGCCAACAGCACCGTCTCGCCCAGCAATAGCCATAGCTGGGCGAGTGGCGTCCGCCCCGTCAGCCAAGTACCACCCACTATCATACGCGAGAAGATCCCCCTCCGAGCAAGCCTCGGCGAGAGTGATTAGATCGTCAAATGCCAGGCCCGCAACTACCGTCCTGGCAGAACTGTCTGCAAAAGCCATTTCTATTCTCCTCCTACGCCGTTACCGTGCCATTGGGCAGGATGCCATCAATACGGACTACGGCCAGTGTGGAATACAGGGCGATGCCCGTGTACCACTTGACACGCGTCCGCGACGCGTCCTTAGACTCCAGCTTATCAAATTGCTCGGTCACGATACCACCGTTCTGGACGCCAACCAGCCCATCCCCCTCGCCAAAATGCACGACGAAAATGGAGGTAGTGGCCCCACCCGTGGCACCACTGTACTTGTTGTCGTTGCCGATAGTCTCAACAATGTTGATCTGGTCCGAAACGACAAACGGAACTTCGTCTGTGCCCCAAACCTCCCACTGATGACCATACTCGTCCCGCTTGCTCATGTTAGAGCCAACGCTGCGAAGATACTGCGAGATAGAACGCATCATCGCTGGCGCCAAGATAATGGCCCCAGGGGTGCCCGCCCGCTTACAGTTGTCAATCGCCTCGTCTAGCGTCTTCATGGACAAGACATCGCCCGAGCCATCGTCGTTCTCACTCATGTGGAGCGTCTGAACGCCATCATCCACAGCGTCCATGAGCGCGTGCAGCCCAGTGAACCCGTTGCTCACGCTGGCGTCGCCATAGATGCAGCGCGATTCAAACTCATGCCCCATGAGCTTCGTCTTGATGGCTACCTGTGCGGCCATCTGGTCATTGAAGTTGGACATCGACTTCTGGATCAGGTTGTCCACATCAGCCTGACCACCCAGTGTGTAGAGACTGAACGTAACCTGTGTGGTCTCCGCCTCATCAGAAGTCCAGTTACCATTGATGCCCTTGAACGATACGGATCCCATATTACTGGTATCTTCACGGTTCACGGCGAGGGCGTTGCCCTCAATCGTAACGAAGGGCAACAGCCTGAACAAGGGGATCTCCTTCACGAGGAGCTCTACGATTCCCTTGCGTAGCATGTTTTGGCTGAGGTTTTGTGCCTCAGAAAGTGTCAGAGCCATTTCGATTCATCTCCTGCGGCGCTAGCCGCGCTTATTTCGCTTACGCTCTTCAGCGTATCCGAAAGCGATCTTCTGCATAGTGGTCATTTGATCAAAGGGTTGAGTAGGAATGCCGGCGCCTACTACGGGGCCTCCGGACTCCGCCTCTTTCGCCTTCTGCTCATTAGCCAAGGATTTACGTAGCGTTTTCTCGCGCTTAGCGATCTCTTTAGCTGCCATATCCTCGGCTTCCATCTGCGTTGCCGCCTTAACGAACTCGGGCAGTGTCTTGAACTTCTGGGAATAGCTGGCCTGCTCCAGCTCCGCGCGGCGCTTCTCATCTGAAACAATGGCGAGAACGGCTTTTTGCATCTCTGTTACCATTGCCATTTGAGCTTGCTGCGCGATAGCTCGCTGCCGCTGCTGCTCCTGCTGAGCACGGCGTACGTACTCGCCATACTCTGCATTGTCCATCTGCTGAAGCCGTGCTTCTTCTTGTTTGCGCTTTAGCTCAGCCTCAAACTCCTGCCTAGCCTGTAGCCTGGCTGCGTTTGCGGCCTTGTCTATCTCGCTCTGAAGTTTCCGCCGCTGGGCCTCTGCATCAGACACCCCTACATCTTCAGAAGGCTCTGGACTTTCAGGTTGCTCCTGTGCTCCCTCGGGCGGGGTCTCGGAAGGCGTCTCTGTGTTGGTCCCCTCAGGAACGCTCGTCGTCGCCTCCTGTACCTGACCCGTTGAAGCCTCGGAAGTCGCCTCGGGTAGGCTCTCTACCTGCTCTGCCATTGGTCCCTTTTCTCCTTTTGTCAGCCAGTAGCCCACGAGGGCAACTGGGTTCTAACTGCCGCCCCATATTGCGGCATCACACTCAACATTTGCTCTGGGCTTATCCCCCCAAAGAAGATAGAAAGTAGCGGGTGCTGTGCCCAGTACAGCCTCCGCAAGGGGCTTTCCAATTGGCCAGCTATCTGGACCAAGCGGGCCCCCTCGGGGTCCATCTGGGCATAGACTGCCCGTGTCACCTCTGAAGGGATACCAGGGTTCGCACGCCGCATGCGGGTAATCGCTGCCTGTGCGGCAGAAACCTTCTGCGCCTGCTCCTCATTCAGCCCCTGATACCTAGGAAGCTCTTGATATTCCAGATATTGCTCATATGCTAGGGGGAGCAGGCGAGCCTCCTGCTCTCCCCAAAGCGGCGTGCCAGACATAATGCTGCTCCTAACATTATCTAGAATCTTGGCTCGCACCGCGCTCAACATTTTGCGTTTGTTAATGTCGTCCGCGGCTCTGTATCGGGGTCTCTGGATCAGCCTGTCAAAGGCAATCTTGACCAAGGGGGTGCTGCGCTCCACAATCTCTGCTCTCTGCTGAGGCGTAAGAGAGACGGTCTGCCCATCCACGGTCATAGTGTCTGCCGGCGGCTGGAATCCAATACCGAAGCGTTTTACCTCTGGATTCTGATAGAACGCTGTCTGGGCAGCCTGGACGGCCTTCTCTAGCCGGTCGTGCCCCGAGCGCTCAAATGCTGTCCTCCGCACCCCTATGAAACGGCTGGCGATGGGCGCCTCGGCGGCCTTCTCTATAGGCGTTTTCTCTTGGAGCTTCGCTGCTCCCGGCACGGCAAGCGTCTCCTCAATCCCCATGCTCTCTGCCACACGAGGCATCAGCCGATCCGCTGCCGCCTTGAGCCCCAGACTCACTACCCAGAGGCCGGCCTTACCTGCCCCAGCCATCGTGTCGCCCACGACAAAATCCAGCTTTCGTGGGGATACGCCTATAGCCTTTCCCAGCAGAACCGCAGCCGTACTTGTTTCCTGCCCAAATTGCGCCTCTGGCGGGCGGCTCAGCTCACTCTCAGGGACAATGTCCTTCTGCCTGAACCAATCTCGGTTCTCAGCCAACTGAACGAACGTATCTACACCAGGGGGAATAAACGACGTGATCTTGGGATCAATTGGGCTTACGCTCTCGACGATGGATTTCAGCGCCCATGCAAATTGATCGGAAAGCGTCTTGTCTCCCGCGTCGGCGGCTATCTGTGCCAATGCCTCTGGAACTGCCAAGAGAGGGCCAAGCACAGGCCCTTTGGGGATCTTGATATAAATGGGGAACTTCTTTGGCTCCTGATCGGGATGCTCTGGGTCTGGTTTCTCTTCCCCTTCGCCAATCTGCACAATCCAGTTGTCACGGAACTCATAGTTGGGTATCAGGTCTTTAGTTTCTGGGAATTGCTGCTCCCTATGAACATGAAAGGCCGCCACCCCCATCAGGGGGAGTACAAGGCGCGCTAACGTGCCGCCCACATTCTCTTTGCTGAACATGCTGACCGTATTCCCAACCCCCTGCACCCCAGCATTCAGGAAGGGGATGATCTGGTTCAACATGCGAATGACGTTGCCCGCTTGCCGGAAGTCTACTGATACGTCGCGCGAGCGGACGGCTCTTTCTAGCTCAGGGACTCCGGCGGCTTCTAGCTTCTTCCAGGTTGCTACACGTGTTGTCTGCTCAATAACCTCATTGGCTCGCATGATCAAGCGCGGCACCACCAATAGCGCATCTCCAATTGATTTGACCTGAACTGCACCTAGCTTAGCGATTTCTCTCGGAATGCCCTCGGGCTTTCGGGCAACAGCACTAAGCCCCGCATTGAGTGCGCCAGACTTCGCCACCTTATGCCATGTCTCGTCGCGGCCCATCGTATGGGCAAGTGCTTCAAACCACATGGGGGAAAGAGGGACAACTCCCTCTTTCATCCAAGCAGAAAGGCCATCACGGATCGCATTCCCTGCCGCGAAGCTCGGATTGGCTGCCGTAGCTCCCATCCGCAGCACGTTTGCCGCAGGGCGGAAGATAGCAATGAGAGGGCCTACTGTCATGGCATCCAATCCCTTGGCAATCTCTTCATATTGCGTCGGGACGTGCACCTCCACCTGGTGCCCATTCTCGTAGTAGTGAATCGTGCCTTTCAAAGGCCCTGCATATCTGGTCTCTTTTGAGAGTAACTCCTCCCCTGTTTGCCGGCCAAACTGATCCAGGGCCTGAGCCAAAGAGCGGGCAGCCTTATTCCTCGCAACCTGAGTAGCGGTTCGCACAATTTCTGCATAGAAACGTTCCTTTGGGCGGTCTAGCTTCCTTACAGAACCATCTTCCTTAGCCCCATGAAAGATTGCCTCATCGACACTCGCCTCACTACGGAGCTTCGTTGTAAACGACTCCAGGTCGAAGCCCTGGCGCGCAAAGCTAATGTAATCAGGCCACATAGTCTTCATTCGCTCATAGGCTTCTTGAGAGAGAAGGCCCTCTTCAATTCGGGGCTTCATAACAAGCTCATCATAAACTGTCTTGAGCCTGTCCCACAGATCTACAATCTTGCGGTAGTGATCCTCCCCGATATCTGCAATCATCTCCTGCTCGGCCTTGAAGGGATCCTCTACGCCCCCAGGGAGCTTATAAGCTGCTCCCCGAGCGTTTTTCCCCCCTTGCATACGTTTGATAATGGCGTAAGTGATAAGGTTGTCCTCATCGTTAGACGCCCTAGCCTCCTCAAAGAGAGGCTCTACATATCTAAATATATCGGCCTCTGCGCCAGCTTCCGCGCCGCCCACCACTTTTGCAAGCCAGTGAGTTTTGATGCCCGTTTCTCTCTGTAGCTTTCGGAGATGCCAGAAGCGGTCATAAAAGTCGCTTATGAACTTTTTCCCGAGCGAAAAGATCTTATCCAGGATTGTCGGCGGGTCTTGGGTCCAAGACCCCCTGGCACGGGCGCAATCGCTGCCAGGGGCCACCCGCACATTAGGGGCTGGGCTGATGCTTTTCACCTGTTTATATGGGAGCACGCGCCTCTGTGCTGCTAATGTAGGCTGAGGGCGGCCTGCTCCTCTAGTTGCAGAGGGTCGCCCTGGCCCAGGAGCAATCTGCTCTTGCCCTCGCCCAGGCTGCTCTGCCCCTGGAGTGGGTTGCTCCGATTTCTGAGGCAATCGGAGGGCTCCCGTCTCCCCCTCCAACAGCTCTGTGCCTACCCTTTGTAAAGGGGCTAGCCAGCGGTCCATACCGATGCCTTCTGCCAATTGCCCCAGCCCCAGGCTGCTCCCTATTGCCTGGGGTAGGCTCTGCCCCATCCCCACTCCAACTGCTGTCGATATAGGGAACGCAGACAAGCGAGGCTGGAGGGAAGCAGCCCAGCCCCCCAGCTCTGTGCCTCTCCCTAATATTTCGGCAGCCCCCTTAGCAACGGGAGAGTCCCCTAGCAGCCTGCCGGCAAATCTCATGGCTGGTGTTAGCGCCTCTCCCTTTGCAGCGCCAACCAAACTACTGCCCACGGCCCCCGGCCAAGCCAAAGGAGAAGTAGCCATGTCGAGCTTGTTAAGAAGGTCCCCCTGCTTGAGGGCCCGTAAGGCATCATCCCCCAGCCCCGACTTGCCAACCATCTTGACGACGTCATCAATCTGGCCCTTAGCCGCGAGCTTTAATATGTCATCGCCAAAGCCCGCCCCCTTAAGGAGCTTGAGCCCTTGCGCTGTTTTCGCTGCCCCACCAATCCCCAGCCAGAAAAGAGGGTCGGCCAAGAGATTCTCTGTGATCCACTTCTCATCAATCGTAATGGGGCCCAGCTTGACTGAGCCCAGAGACGGTCGCTCCTCCTCAAGCTGTCGCCATTGACCGTATACGCTACCTACATTATGAAGAAAGCCCTTGCTGGGATCGGTTCGAATCTGCTCTCCTGGGGTTAGGGCCGCTACGCCAGCTCCTAACAAAGGCTTGCCAATATACTCCGCCGGGGCATTCATTAGGGCGAGCAGCGAATTGATCCCCCCCTTGGCAGCACTGCCAACTGTAACGTCGCCCTCCGCGGTTTGGAACTGTTGGGCCCAGTCCGGAGCCTGACGCGACTTGCTAGTCAGCAAGCGTGTCGCGGGGGTCTTGCTCTTGCGAGCTATGTATTGATCTTCTGGTTCGTATTCCCAAAAGGACGCCATTATCTCCAATAGCTCGTTGCTGTGTATTGACCCGTCGGGAAGGCGCGCCGCATCTGCTCAGCGAAATCTTCGCCCCAGCCTCCCAGTTGGGATACCCCCCCCAAGAGTCCCTCGCGCTCCGAAGGGAGCATTCGCGACCACTGCCGGGCGCTGACCTGCCAGGGATTGATTCCCCCCACGGCCCGCGCTGTACTCTCGGCCCGGTTCAGCCCAAACTTCTGCGCCATCTGTGCCCAGGTAGGGGAGGTTGCTTGCCCCTGCCCAGGGGTATAGGGGTATGGCTGAATATGCATCTCCCCTCCCTGTCCGGGAGGAGAAAAGTATATTGGTTCACCAACAGGCAGGGCGCGTTGGGCGCTTCCATACTCTCGGCCCCAAGGTTGGAGGTCCTGGCCTGACACCAATGCATCAACCCAGGCAGGCAACTCCGTATTCTGTGCTCCCCTAATCGTCCCCCAGTAGTTAACCCAATCTCCAGGCCCCTGCTGCTGAGAGAGCAACCCCAAATACTGCAATGCGGCATTGGACTCAATCTCTTGCTCCGTTAGCCCCAACTGTCGCTCAGCGAGCCCCCACTGATTTTCCAGATTCTGCCGTTCTAGCGTAGGGACAAGCTCACCTATATCAAGCTCTGGCCAGCTCCAGTCATAGGAGGGCTTCGACATCGCCAGCCACCCCTGCCCCTGAGCATAGGACACCAGATCCCCAATCTGCTCAGGAGTAGTTGCCAGCCAGTCGTTGATTGCTGCCTGTGGGTCCGGATTGGCTCCCCAATTAGCCGTGTACCACTCACGGATGTCTGGCCGGTTTTCCCAAACGGCGAGAGCCGCCTCCCGCTCCGTTGGCATCACAGGCGCTGCGGACATTGCGGGGGCCCAATTCATCTGGAGAGGCGTGGAGGGAATATAGCCCATCATCGCGTACTGTTGCAGCGTGTTCTGCATATAGTCGGAAGCGTATTGCCGGGCAGCCTGGATATCGTACCCTTGCTGCTGCGCCCATCGGAACGCTTGCTCAGCTTCTGCAATGGCAGCTTCAAGCTCAAGCCGAGCCCATTCCCAGCCACCCATTACATCTGTCCCAGGCATCTTTTACTCCTATTGAAAGCCCGCAATGGCCCGATTGATAATGCTCATGAGCTCTCCCGAGCTCGGCGGATTGTTAGGGGCGATTCTAAACGGCGTGAACTGACTCCTGCCACTCATTTGGGCCAGATGATGCACTGGACCACCCGAAGCAAAGCCGGGGGCATATTGCGTCCCGCGTGGCAAGGCGTACGGCATCCCCGCTGCCCAATTTTGGGAAGCCAGTTGTGCTACCGTCTGCCCAACTTGGGCCGCCATCTGCTGCCGCTCTAGCTCTGCCTCCATTTGGGCAATCTGCATCCGCTGCGCTAGCTCTTTCTCTCGTAGCCCTTGTTCTTGCTCCCATTGTTTCTCTGCCTCTGTACGCATATCCATCTCATCAGTGGCATACGGAGTCTGCACAAGCGCTTCCCCAAGGTGACCAGGAGTATAGGGGCCGGGGAGATCCAGGTAAGTCTGTGGGCTCATGTTGGGGATAGTAATGCCCTGCTCCTTCATATACTGAGCCCACGTGGGCTGTCGCATGCCCATTGGGATATCGGAGATTTCCTCAGGGATGAGGGGGCGAACCCCACCTGTGCTTCTTAGAAACCGTGCAACCGTTGCGGGATCGGCGTTCTCCTGAAGGATCTGCCAGTCTGTCTGGGGCATATAGGACCCCAAGTCAGACAGATACTGCTCATCAGAAGTAGGGGTAGCTGTGAGGTCCTCCCCGCCAATCTCTAGCTCCTGCCGAATCTGCCGCGCCTCCTCAAGGGCTACCCCCAAATCTGCATAAGCCTCATCCGTCTCCCCCGCGTTGAGGAGCGCCTGCACTGCAACCGTATTAAGCGGGTCCTCTGTCTCAAGGACCCTAGTTAGCCAAGGATATTCTGTCTGGAGCGCTTGCTGCTCAGCCTCTACAGTAGCGATCTCTCTGTCTAGCTGCTCCTCCTCAGCCCGTCGGGTTGCCCGCTCTAGGGCCTGATTTTCTTCCAATGCCTGAAGCTGGTCTTGGAAGAGCTCCTGTTGGCCTGGGGGAACACTAGACATCCCCTGATAAATCTGAGAGAGATGATAGCTCTCTCGTGCAGACGGCCAGAGATTCCGCAGGGCTAGCCGTCTCTTCTCTTGCTTAAGCTCCCGGGCCTCCTCGCCAAGGCTATTCCACCGCGCCCAAATGTTGGGGAACAAGCGCACGGTGTCCCAATCCACGCCCAAGAAGAGATTGGCCTCCTCCGGAGGAGGCTCCCCCTCATCAGGAGCAATCCATACTGAACTCCAATCAGGTACTGATCCGCCCATAGTTGGCCTTTCGGGGCGCTCATTTGCCCTACGATTGCTGGCGGCCTTGCTCAAGGCCTTGAGAAGAACAAGAGAGGGCGCAACTATCATCCCCGTTTGTGATTGCGCCCCAGGGATGAGGCCGCCCTTCGGGGCTGCTTTCGTCGCAGGGACGACAGAGGGAATAGAAGGAGTTGAGGCAATAGGCATTGTCCTCCCAGTCAGAGGCGCCCCTGCCGTGACCTCGGGGAGCATTGGGGCTGTCGGAGTAGCTCTCCCAGAGATGCCCATTTGTAGGGGGGGCTGCTGGGGCATAAGCCCCAGGCTAATGTTTGGACGCGGAGAAGGACTCCTTTGGGGAACTGGCAAGCCCGCGCCTGGGGGCACAGGAGCCGGCGAGGGGAGAGTTATAGGCACAGTCGGGCTGGGCGTGGACGAGCTAATGCTCGGGGCTGCCTGAGAGGCTAGAGGCTGAGACAATTCCACCTCTGGCATTCGCTCCCGTGCTAGCGGAACTTGCTCTTGGCGAGCTTGCTGCTGGGAGGTGGCTATCTCAATAGCGCGGTCTCGTTCGCGCTTGGCAGCCGCCTCCTCTCCAGTCTCTAGTCTGCGAGAGTATTCTCTTTCGATGAGGGGAAGGACTGGTCCCAAGGCGGATGGCTGCGTTAGGGCCGGGTTCTCTCTCTCCAATTGCGCTATCTCAGCTTGAGCAGCGCGAATGTCCTCAATAACCTGCTGCTCTTCCTCTTCCAATTGCGAGAGGAGGTCTCCCTCTGCCTCAGGTTTCTCGGCCCTAATCTCAATGAATCTCTTGCGCAGCCCCTCCAACTTGCCAAGAAGTGAGGAGAAGGTCTGCACTTGTGCAATTAGTAGCGGAGACCCTGACCATTCTGGATAACGCTGGGCGACCTGTTCCCTCACTAAAGAGGCAGCCCCGCTAGGGGGCGTCACATTCCCCAAGTCTCCTAGCAGGGGCCGCGTGGGGGGAGTGACATTGCGAAAGGAGCCCATAGAAAGAAGGGGCCGGCCATTCCCGGGCATAAGCCCCAGGCTGATATTCGGACGCGGCGAGGGGGGCTGCTGGGGCATAAGCCCCAGGCTAATGTTTGGACGCGGAGAGAGGCCCCTGCCCAGAGAGCTTATGGGCATATCGCGCCCCCACCTCGGGATACTAGGCACGGTCAATCTCCTTATCAATCATCTCTTCCATCCGGCGTGCGTACTCCACCACTGTACGTATCCCATGCTCTTCGATAAGCGCAGTCCACGCCTGCGGGTTGTCTCTGGTCTCCATATACCTCGCCATCTGCTCAGAACGAGACAACTTCCGTTGGTTGAAAGGCTGCTCTGCCTCGGGCACGGCATCTAGCACCTCTTGCATGGAGGCCACGGTCCGTTCCAGAGCTTCCTCTAATGGGTTCCCCTTCATCCTCTTCGCTCCGGCCCAGGGGCCATTCCTGTAGCGATACCACTGGGTCTAACCTGTCTCCCTACACTAGCAGGGTTAGGTGCTGGCGCCCCAGGGGCCGCTTGTACCCCTGGGGCTGCCATAACCGCAGCAGAGGGCATGCCGGGCTGATTCCCGTCAGGCTGTCCGGGCGCCTGATTTGGGTTGCCCATCCCCATCATGGCCATCTTCAGCGCCTGCTGAAGCGCCGGAGGCAGATGCGGCGCAATTTCCATTAGCTCCTCAAGCGCCATGCTCTGCCCCTGCCGCTGGATGACACCCCACTTCTTCACGGCCTCTCGGGTCAATAGCTCCTGAACATTAGGGCTCTGGAGATACTGTTCCACGAGGATCTGGTTACGCTCCGCTTCGGGGTCCTCAATACCAACTTGCTCCATCCCGCTTCGCACAGAGCGGAGCCCTGCTCTCACCTCATTGATAGTTTTCGAGCTGCGGGCATAGGCATCCGTTGGGAGCAGCGGGTTCAGGTTAACCTCTACCGAACGATAGCCTTTAAGGTCTTTAGGGCCAAGGCTGATCCACCCAGCATGCTTGCCCCATCCATAAACGAATACTTCTTGCCCAATCTGATACTCAATGATGTCCCAGATAATCTTGCAGAGCTGAGCGATACCGCGCTCCCCATGGAGGACGATGGGCTTGAACTTCATCCGCGCAGCCCCAATCAACTGATTGATCGCATATCCTGAGCTCTCACCGGACCCGATTCCATAAAGGGAATCTGCCAACCCTGCCCGCTCAATCATGTTCATGATGAGGCCAACCATGCCGTCGATATCGGGCCCAGACCCCTCCCAAGTAAGGAACGAGATTTCCTCTCCCTCAAAGAGGGTGACGGCCTGCCCTGGCCTTATCTCTATCGTGCGGGGCTTCTGTGGATCATCCCCGGCGAGAGGGCGGACCCGCACAATGGGCGTTGGCCAGCACCAAATACGAATAGCGGAGGCTTTCTGCGAAAGCAGGCGGTCCAGGTAAGGAATGAGGTTCTGCATAGGATAAAGCATCGAAAGGCCCATGCGCCCTCTCTTGCGCGAGCTCGTCCGATTGCCCATGGTATAGACATAGGGCACGATGCCTTGAGGATTCTTGTCAAAATGGATAACCTCGTCGTTGATGGCATATGTCAACGACCCCTTGGTCCAAAGCTGACTGAATCTCACCATCCCCTTATTTTCGCCCTTGCTCATGGCTAGCTCAAAGAGCTCGGGCCGATCCTTGACCAGATTGAACTTGTCTGCACGGCCATATAGAGACAAGGGGTCACGCCAATCGTCTTCGAGAACAGCCTCCAAGCCCAGCTCCCCCCACACTGGGTAGACTGAGAGGGGGTCTACCCAGGTGAGGGCGATGGGGAGAGGCCGGCCATGTTTCCAATCGTCCGTACGCTTGTTGTAATCTTCCTCGTCCTCGTCTTTGCCTCTGGTGGGGAACTCTTGCCAAAGCTGAGGAGCATAGAGACAACGCATGCAGGCATGACCGTCGGCAATCAAACACTCCACGTAGCGCTCAATCACATCCTCGTCCATCGTCCGTTGGATGGCCTCAAGCGCAACGGTAGTAAACGCCTCGATTTTGCTAGAGGCAGCCTGTGCCTTCTCGGTTTGTGTCGCCGGGGGCACCTTGATAGTCAGTGGGTCTGCCATGAGCGTGCCGACCATGTTCTGTACTAGCTGGTAAGCTACGGGGGTCTTAACAATCTCCGCCTCCATCGCGGCAGGAACGTCAACTGAACTCGCCATAAAGCGCAGATCGCGCATTTGAGTTATATGTGCATCTCGTTCCTGCCACTCGCTTTGCAGCCGCTGTCGCGTTGCCGCTATGTCTGGGGCTTTCGAGAGATCAATCATGGCTGCTCACCAGTAGAGCCGGAGGGCCAAGAGAAGGGGTCTGGCGAATAGGGGATGCTGCCCGCCGTTATAGCTTCGCCTCGGTTGCGTTCCATTACCCACACGTCCATTTGCAACCCGCCCACAATCTCAACGAGACGCCAACCGTTCGTTTCCAGTACACGGACCTCCTCTGAGATCGCGCTCGGCTCAGTGGGCATCAATATATGCCTGAAGGGCATCTATATACTCCTGAATATCACTTGTACTTCGGGCAATGGGCGTGGGGCATTCACATGCCCAAAATTGGCCACGAGCCCATAGGCCAGCGCTTTCATAGCATCATTGTGCTGATCTATAGGCGTTTCAGTCGCGGCTGTCGTTTCGGAGGGCTTACGCCTTTTATATAGCCCATACTCACGAACCGACTTACATCTCGGGTTATGGAAGAGCCTTGGGTTCCCAGTATCAGGGTTCTCCAAGAATGTTCTGTGCCTTAGTATCCCATCTGCGATTCGAATATGATTCATGATGGGATAAATGCCCGTATGCCTGAACCAAATCTCTGCTTGGCTGTCAGCCGCTGGGTGCGCCTTCCCTGCCACATCCATAATGATTGTCTGGACATTCGGCCACCAAGGTTTCTCCTTAGCCCTAGCGATCATTTTCCTGGCAACAAGGCCCGTCTCGTATATCTCATCAAAGTGATAGACCGGGCATTCATCAATATCTCGGCGTATCTGAACCGCTAACACCGCGTAGTAGTGATCGTAGCCGGGGTCTATCCAGAGCTGGACTGGGAGCTCAGGGTCGAACTCTGCGAACGCTTTGACATGGGTACTATAATGGAACTCCTTGAATACCAGGGTGGAGGGTTTGCTAGGGACCCCCCCGAACCGCTCTTGGAACACATCGGCTGGGTAGATTCCCCTAAGCCTGACCATCTCAGGATCATCATACCCTCCGGGATAGCGAACCGTATTGCTCCAAGAGGGTAGACTAAAGGATCGCCCCCCTTCTTCATTATCCCCTTGCCAAGAGCGGAAAAGATCGGCATACCATCCGGCTCCTGACTCAAATGTGCCTGAAATCACTATGGGGCCGCGCTTCTCCGCGACCCGGCCCATGCAACGCCGATACGCCTCATACTCCTGTTGCCCTGCCTCTACCATCAAAATGCCGTCTGGAGCCACGGAGGCAAGGCTCATGACATCTGTGCTGGAGCGGGTCCGCACCACGGTGGGCAGATGCCCCTCGGCCCGCAATCTCGTCTGACACTCCCAAGGGCCGTTCTTAGGTTGGCTAACGGTCTTGGCGTCCAAGAGATCAAGCCTGTCCAGATGCGGCAGCAGGTGCTCAAACTCTGCTCTTGCCTGGAAATAGTCTGGGCCCACGATCCAAAATAGGGCATCTAAGGGCCGCTGCACAATCCAAGGAAGTAACAGCATTTCTGATGTCTGACTTTTCCCTCCTCTCTCCCCGCCAAAAATGCCAATGGTGCGCTTCCCGCAGAGAAGAATGGGACGCTGCCCCTCTGTGGGGACGAACTCTACGGCATCCCAAATCTCCTGTAGCTGAGCCGGGTTTAGACTCCAGAGCCCCACTATTGCTCTTCTTGCTCAGCTAGCTTCCCGAGCAACAGCATGATTTTGCTTTCAGTAGGCTGGGGTCGGGTATCTGCCTCATATAGGCCCAAGTGTCGCGCCAGCATATCAAGAGCCTTGGCCTTATCGTGCATCTTTACTTCCCATCCATAACGCGTAGCCTTGATGGATGCTATGGCAGCAGCCAATCCCTTATCGGTCTTTAGCCGCTCCCAATCCAGAACATGCACTGCCCGGCCATTCTGGATGACTGGCTTCCCGTGTTCATTCAAGACAGGCTTGAAGCAATCCACGGGGGAGGCGCGGACGAGGCGACATATATGCGCAATGATTTCGTCGGCGCTCATCCCCTCCTCTCGATAACGCCGAGAGATCAGCTCGGTGACGATAGGGTGGGAGCGCACCTCGCCTTGCCTGTGGGAATTGTCGCCATATCCAGCAGCGAGGAACGCCTCTCTCTCGTCTCCTTGGTAGGCATCCACATAAGCCAATTGCTTCTTGTTGAGCTCGCCCCGGAGCTCACTGTCGGACAATGAGGCTAGGGTTTGGCGGTCATACTTGGGGATGTTCTTGTTCATTGGCCTCTCTTAACAATCCGAGCCAAGGCTCGCCCAGGGACTCATAATCGTATTCATACTTATCTTGCAGATAGTGCAGGTGCCGCGCCTTTGTCGCATAGCTATTGGCTTTGCGGTGACAAGCAGGGCAGAGAAGGACCAGATTACGTATATCCTCCCGGCCTGCTCGGAATCTACGGTGGACAATATGATGGATTTCTGTCCCCCTTGCCCCACAGTCCACACAGGTGCGGTCTCGCCACCACACCCGCCGGAGCAGCTCAGAGATCATTTGCCTGCCGATAAATCTTGTTAAGCCCTTCATACTCATAAGGGGATCGCTGAAAGGGCACGCAATTGCCCTCTGCCGGGTCTCGCAGCTCGCCCCCCACAATGGATAGGGAGAGCGCAATATGCCTATCCTGGCGCTCGAAGCGCCGCTCATAATTGCGGAGATCCTTTAGGTATTGTGGCCACATCGACAATCGCTTGCCATCAACCTCAAAGAGGTCTGCGCATGTCTGGCAGAGCCAAAAGGGCTTCTCTATGAGAATGCCACAGCCAATACATCTGCGATAGATAGACATAACTCCCCTTCACCCTTCTTACCCGCTTCAGCGAGGAGTTGATAACCCGTTATGTCAACCAGAAACGGAGCTGTCGGGTGATGATTTGCATCCTCTTGTGAATGGCAGGTTGTGAACACTCCATAATGGCAGCAATCTGGCGCTGCGTTAAGCCATTTAGGAAACAAGTTAAGACGATTAGGTCTTTGGGTTTTAGATGACGGAGGGCGAGCTGAAAGTCTATGTGGAAGTCAACCCTTTCCCTGGGGTCATTGCTTGTCTTCATGACTCCTCCTTAGCACAAAAATAGGGGGAGGCAGAAACTTTCTGCCTCCCCCTATCGTTCTCCGACTCGGGTCGTGCTATTTAGTTAGCTGTTCGGTCTTTGTCACCTGCCAATACTGAACCTTCCCATCGCGGAGATACACTGTCACATGTCCGAAGAAGCCAGCGCTATACTCGTCGCGCAGGGCTCTTGCTATGTGCAGGCATGCTGCTTGGAGCTCACTTTCCAGCGGAGTGGTGGACATTGCTATTCAGTGCCCTAGCGTGATCCTTGGCAGCCCTTGCCGTGGGATGGCGCTTGAAATTAGTCCATCCCTTCCGCCCCTTCTTCTGCACCCACCGGCCCCTCGCTCGATAAGGCATCTTTCCCCCCGATTCACTAAAAGGCGCTTCTCTTAATGGCTCTATTCTTATTCTCTCAACCCTATCTCCCTCTTGCTCTTCCCAGAGGACGGCATCAGGTAGGGGGCGTCCGAAGTCGCCATAATGTCCAAAGCGTAGCCACTCCCAATTTCCCCCAAAGAATGCTGTAAGGCCTCTCCTTAGCCGTAGGCTGAAGAGGGCCCAAGGGGTCTCGGCAACAGTTACAACAATCCACGGATTGTCCAAAAGGGGCGCAATCTCAATGCCTGAAATGAGTCTTATCATAGCACCCCCGCATGTCTGAGCGTCAAGAAGATGACTGCCGCAGGCACGCCCCAAAGGACAGTTAGAGCAGCGGCCAGCAAGAGGATCGTGACGAGGACTGGGGCTATGAACCCGCGCCAGATCTTCCTGAGGGGGAGGCCCCTATACCACATGTCGTTCTCCTTCGCTATGATGCGGCACATGGGCTGCCGCCTCTATCCTTTCCATATGATACTAAACCTCCCGCAGTAAGTAAGCTCTTCAATCGGCCCCCCTTCTATAGACTGGACCCGCATCTCCAGCCAGTTGGGGCCTCTGACCAGAGCCCACGCCTTGTAGGGGGTCCAAGGAACATCGTAGTTGGCCGAGAGCCACAAGCTAGCATAGAGATCTACCCTCTCGCCGCTCGGTGTCATTCGATGGCCCGTAGGGCTAACTGCCCTGCCCAGCAGCGTCGCCATATCAGCCAGATTATCGCCATCAACGATATACCCATCAGGGAGACCAAGCTGCTCCTCTTTCCCTATGACCTTCCGGCAGTCTATGAGATCAATGAGGAGGGCTTCCCTCCAACTCCCCCTCTGCACCACACCGATAGCTGACCACCCTTCCGTCATTTCTCCTCCTTACTGACAACTACTTGCTCAGCGCTTAGTTCGGCATTGCGAATCTGTATCCTGGGCCACCCTGCTTGGCGGCGAAACGCGACGCAGGCTGTCTCTAGCGTCTTGGCTACGACATAAATGTCCCCCTCCATCGGGTCGCCGGGGTACCGCGTAACGCCATTCTCCTGGCATAGAGGCATTTTCATATAGAAAAGGTGGTACAGCTTCATATCTCCTCCTCCTCCTAGGAATCGCAGGGAAATAGGTACACGAGAGGTCGGGCAGTCATAGTTATCATTGGCTTTCTTTGATAGTCCGAGGCCGCTCGGCAAAGCATCTGGAGCGCATACTTTCTATTCCTGATGCTCATTGACAATTTCGATCTCGCGCTCGCCCAGCGCCCACTTGAGCGCCGCTACGCAGATAGCCTCAGCTTCGGTCTTTTCACATGCCTGCCAGACGGGGGTGCTGCGCTTGCCCTTCTCCCGCACCGCGTTTACCGGGTCGGCAAACTCAACCTCCGCATACTCGTCGGCAATCTGGGCATAGTAGACGAAATGATGCGGAGAAGACATGAGCGCAGCCTGGACCATCTTGGCATTCCCCGCCCTGCTGAAGGGATGCCAGTAGTCGGAATAATCGCGCCAGGTATCCTCCTTGCGCCACCCCATCACCTTTTCGGCGAGCACTCTCTCCGCCTTAGCCTTCGTCAGCTTGCGCACCGCTTCAATCCTCCCTACGCCATTCGGCGAGCATAGCGGACAACGCTGCTGATGCAGATTCACCTAGATGTCCCTTCGCGTCCCGACTCAGCGCAGCAGAGAACATTCGGGGGCCCCGCTTTAGATAGCTTTGCCTCGGCATCTGCATGACCAACCGTCCGAGCTCGGCATACTCCGCATCGGACATGCTATACTCATCGTCTATTCGCTCTCTTTCCTCAGCTATAAGCGCCGTCTCATCCTCGTTGTGCTCGTGCTGGTGCCGAACGACCATCAACGCATTTTGGCCCAGCCGGATCACCTTGTCACTTAGCGCTTCCATTTTAACTTGCGTCTCTTCCACATCGGCAGCGAGAGCCTTCAACCTGCTGTATATCTGCGTGAATCGGCCACAGTTCATCTGCTCTGCCCCCTCCTGGGATTCCAGGCGGCGCTTCAGCTCCCTGATCTGCTTCTCTGTGTTCACTTCTCTGTCCTCCCCATATTCTATCGCGTCTCAGGTCGGCGCCGGTCAGATTGGCCCCATAGAGGTTGGCCCAACTCAGGTTGGCGTCGGTCAGATTGGCCCCGCTCAGGTTGGCCTTGCTCAGATCAGCCCCGCTCAAGCCGGCCTCGATCAGGTTCGTTCCGGTCAGACTGGCCTCCCTCAGATTGGCCATATACAGGGTGGCGCCGAGCAGGTTAGCTTCGCTCAGATTGGCCTCGGCCAGATTCGATCCGTTCAGATTGGCCTTGCTCAAATCAGCTCCGGCCAGATTGGCCATATATAGGGTGGCCCTGCTCAGGTTGGCTTCGGTCAAGTCGGCCCCGGTCAGATCGGCCTCAGTCAGGTCGGCCCCGCTCAGATTCGTTCCGTGCAATCTGGCCCCGGCCAGATTGGCCCCGGTCAGATCGGCCTCAGTCAGGTCGGCCCCATAGAGAGAGGAGCCGCTCAGGTTGGCCCCGCTCAAATTGGCCTTGGTCAGATCGGCCCCATGGAGGTTGGCCCTACAGGGAGAGGAGCCGCTCAGGTTGGCCTCGGTCAGATCGGCCTTGGCTAGATTGGCCCCGTATAGGCGGGCCTTACT